AACAGGGGCACATTGCAAAGGGCATAATAGAGGAACAGTTGGTATATGTTATATAGGAGGTGGTCTTAAAGATGGGAAAGATACTAGAACAGAAGAGCAAAAAGAATCAATTGATTTATTATTAAGAGAATTAATTGAAAAGTATGGAATACTTAAAATATCAGGCCACAATCAGTATTCTACTAAAAAATGTCCAGGATTTGATGTTCCTAGAGAGTATTCTTATTTAGTAAAAGACCCTAGAGCATATACGGACCCTAAAACAAATTAAATGAAATTGATTAGAAAAATTAGTATAGGTACTGACTATAAGAATGAGGCTATGCATTATTCTGTAGGTCAAGAGGTGTATGGTGGCCATAAAATTTCTGATATCTTAGAAGAAAGTGGTGCTTACAAAATTTTTATAACAAAAGATAAAGAGGTATTACCATGGAAGCATTTTAATGCTAATATGGCTGTATCTGTTGAATACAATTTAGATTATTAATGCAATCCTTATTTAATTATATTATATCTACTAATACCCGTTATAATAATACTATTAAAATAGAAAATAAAGAATTAATAGTAAATACAGAAATTTCTGAGCGAGACCACGTATTTGTTAATAGAGTTGCCCGTATTATTCAAATACCTGTTTATAATAATTCTATTCTTAAAAAAGGTGATGAAATTATTGTACATCATAATGTATTTAGGAGGTGGTTAGATATGCATGGGAATGAAAAAAATTCTAGTGGATATTTTAAAGAAATGGAATATTTTGTTGAATTAGACCAAATTTTTGCATATAAAAGAGATAATAAATGGATAAGTTTACCTAATTATTGTTTTGTAAAACCTGTCTATAAAAATGATAAATGGGGCCTTAAAACAGACGAAAATTTATCTGGAGTACTTACTTATAGTAATGATGGTTTAAACTCATTAGGTGTGGCTATTGGAGATGTGGTAGGGTTTACACCTAACTCTGAATATGAATTTGAAATAGAGGGGGAAAAACTATATAGAATTTTATCTAATCATATAACAATTAATTATGGAAAATCGCAGGCAAAAAATAATATTAGCTGCTGAAAAAGCATTAATAGAACTTGAAAAAGTAATTAGACAACATATAGATTTACAAGAATTAGATCCTGAAAAAGCAAAAACAGCTGCTCAAGCTAAATGGGTGGCAATAGATGATTCTTTAAAAATAATAGAAAAAATTGAAGAATTATCTCAAGATAAAAAAGATAATAAAAATAAAACTTTTTTAGGGGTTGAAAATCGGATTAAATAATGTATAAGCAAACACTATATAAAATATACGAGGATCATTTATCTAAAAAAAGTGTAAGAAAGTATAATAAACATAAAAAATTTAAATACGGATTTAATGAAGAATTAGATTGCGTAATTATAAGTAAAGATGGTACTTTAGGGGAAATTTATGAAATTCAAGGTTTACGTGTAGGTATTCCTTTGAGCCCTAAAAAAATAGATGGAGATAATCTTAAAAAAATAGATCAATATTTTAGAAAAAAAGATCAACCTCAATCACTAAAACGGATAAAAACAATATATGATTTTAAAAGTTATCCAGAAAATATTAAAGATCAATATTATAAATATATTGATGATGAATTTAATTATCGTACTGATGGTTACTGGTTCATGTGCAACGGTGAACCGTGTTACATTACAGGGTCACACTATATCTACCTCAACTGGACAAAAATTGATGTGGGATCACCAGATTTTAGACAGGCAAATAGGATATTTTTCTACTTTTGGGAAGCTTGCAAGGCGGATTCCCGATCCTATGGAATGTGCTACCTTAAGAATAGGAGATCTGGATTTAGCTTTATGGCCTCATCTGAGTGCGTCAACCAGGCTACAACTTCAAAAGACTCTAGGTTTGGGATATTATCTAAAACTGGAGCTGATGCTAAAAAGATGTTTACAGACAAAGTGGTACCCATATCCACCAATTATCCTTTCTTCTTCAAACCAATCCAGGACGGTATGGAACGCCCCAAAACGGAATTATCCTATAAGGTACCCTCAAGGCGACTTACGCGAAATACGCTACGATCCGCCGGAGCCTCCGAAGAGGAAATCCAGGATGGGTTGGATACAACCATCGACTGGAAGAACACCGGGGATAACTCCTATGATGGGGAGAAATTACAACTCCTTGTCCACGATGAATCGGGCAAATGGGAGAGGCCCGACAACATCCTCAACAACTGGAGGGTCACCAAAACGTGTCTCCGTCTCGGTTCGAAAATAGTAGGTAAATGTATGATGGGATCTACTTCTAATGCTTTAGATAAAGGGGGAGATCATTTTAAAAAACTATATTATAATTCAGATGTCACAAATAGAAATCGCAATGGCCAGACTACAAGTGGATTATATGCTTTGTTCATACCTATGGAATGGGGGTTCGAAGGATTTATCAATAAGTATGGGTATCCTGTATTCGATACACCATCAGAACCGGTTGAAGGAATTGACGGCAGCACCATTTACACCGGGGTTATTACGCACTGGGAAAATGAGGTTGATGGATTAAAAAAAGATAGTGATGCTTTAAATGAATATTATAGACAATTTCCAAGGTCTGAAAAACATGCATTTAGAGACGAAACTTTAAATTCTTTATTTAATTTAACAAAAATATATGAACAGATAGATTTTAATGAAGAAATGGCTATGGCTGGGCATGTAAGTAAAGGTAATTTTTCTTGGAGAAAAGGTTTAAAAGATTCAGAGGTTATCTGGTCTCCTTCACAAAATGGAAGATTTAGAGTATCTTGGTTGCCTCCAAAAGAATTACAAAATCATATAATAGAAAAAAATGGGATAAAATATCCTGCTAATGAAGCGCTGGGCGCTTTTGGATGTGATCCTTATGATATTTCTGGTACTGTTGGAGGAGGAGGATCAAATGGCTCTTTGCATGGGCTAACAACATTTTCTATGGTTCCAGATGTACCTAACACTAAATTCTTTTTAGAATACATAGCACGCCCTCAAACTGCTGAAGTATTTTTTGAAGATGTGTTAATGGCATTAATATTTTATGGAATGCCTATACTTGCAGAAAATAATAAACCTAGGTTATTATATCATTTAAAACGTAGGGGTTATAGAGGTTATTCAATGAATAGACCTGACCGCGCTAGAGCAAACTTATCTAAAACAGAATTAGAATTAGGGGGAATCCCTAATAGTTCAGAAGATATTAAACAAGCGCATGCATCTGCAATTGAATCTTATATTGAGGAATATGTAGGAAGAATTGGGGATAATCATGGAAATATGTATTTTCAAAGAACTTTAGAAGATTGGGCTAGATTTGATATCTCCCGTAGAACGGCACATGATGCATCTATAAGTAGCGGATTAGCTATAATGGCGTGTCGCAAACATATGTAACAACCTTATAATAAAAGAACAGTTAAAAAACTTGATTTTATGTTTTCTAAATACACTAATAAAGGATCAAGAAGTCAGATAATAAAATAAATATGGCAGAAAAATTAGGGCAAATTCCAACGGAATTTCCAAGTCAAGCAGTTTCAGATGCTACTAAAAGATCTGAAAAGTACGGTTTATCCGTTGCGCGAGCTATTGAGCAAGAATGGTTTAATAGGGATAATAGTGTAGGTAGATTTTGGCAGACTAGAGAAAGTTACCATAGATTACGACTATATGCAAGAGGGGAACAATCAATAAGAAAATATAAAGATGAATTTGCAATAAATGGAGATTTATCTTATTTAAATTTAGATTGGAAACCTGTTCCTATAATCCCTAAATTTGTGGATATTATAGTCAATGGTATGCAAGATAGATTATTTACTATTAAGGCTTTTGCACAAGACCCTATTGCTTCTGGCAAAAGAACAAAATTTGTAGAAAATGTAAAACGTGATCTTAATGCCCAAAAAATTTTAGCTGATATTGAAACAGAATTAGGTGTAAGCCCTCGTAATGTACCTAAAGAAGAGTTACCAGCAAATACAGAAGAATTAGAACTGTTTATGCAATTAAATTATAAACAAGGTATTGAAATAGCAGAGGAGCAAGCTATTAATAATGTTTTAGATACTAATAGATATTTAGAATTAAAACCTAGAGTAGATAGAGATATTGCAATATTAGGTATAGGAGCTGTTAAGCATACTTTTAACAATACAGATGGTATAAAATTAGATTATGTAGATCCTGCTAATCTAATTTGGTCTTACACTGAAGACCCTAATTTTCAAGATTGTTATTATTTTGGAGAAATAAAAAGACTCCAATTAAATGAATTAAAAAAACAATTCCCAAATCTTGATGATAAAGAAATTAAAGAATTAACTAAAAAAGGATCTAATTGGACTGATTATAACACAGTAGGATGGGGTAATAATAGGAGTGAGCTGGATAATAATAATACTATTACTATTTTATACTTTAATTGGAAAACATGGGAGCATAACGTATATAAAATAAAAGAAACCTCCTCTGGCGCTGCAAAAGCTATTGAAAAAGATGATTCTTTTGATCCTCCTAAAGATAAAAGAACACGTTTTGAAAGAGTAGCCCAATCTCGGGAGGTGTTATATGAAGGTGCGTTTGTGTTAGGTACTAATACTTTATTAAAGTGGGAAAAGGCACAAAATATGGTTCGGCCTCAATCTAATACTAATAAAGTTTTAATGAATTATGTAGTAAGTGCCCCAAGATTATATAAAGGGAATATTACTTCTTTAGTTTCTAAAATAACTCCATATGCAGATTTAATTCAATTAACTCATTTAAAACTTCAGCAAGCTATTCAAAGAATGACACCCTCAGGTGTTTATTTAGATGCTGATGGCTTAGCAGAAATTGATTTAGGCAATGGGACTAGCTATAATCCCCAAGAAGCACTTAACATGTATTTCCAAACAGGATCTATTATAGGAAGATCTATGACAGTAGAGGGTGATCCTAATCCTGGAAAAGTACCAATTCAAGAATTACCCGGTGGTGGTGGTGGCCAAATACAAGTATTAATTGGAGCATATAATCAGTATATTCAGATGATGCGGGATGTTACTGGGTTAAACGAAGCGCGTGATGGCAGTGATCCAGATCCAAACTCTTTAGTCGGAGTTCAAAAATTAGCAGCAGCAAATAGTAATGTAGCAACTAGGCATATATTACAATCAAGTATGTTTATTACTGCTACATTAGCTGAGTGTATTGCTTTAAGATTTAAAGATGCATTAAATTTTCATCCTTCTAAAGAAGCTTTTATAGGTGCTCTAGGCCCTTTTTCAGTAGGGTCGTTAGAAGAGGTTAAAAATCTTAATTTACATGATTTTGGAATATTTCTTGAATTAGAACCTGATGAAGAGGAAAAAACAATGCTGGAAAATAATATCCAAACTGCTTTAAGTCAAGGAAGTATAAATTTAGAAGATGCTATTGATGTTAGAGAAATAAATAATATTAAATTAGCTAATCAAGTATTAAAATACAGAAGAGGGGCTAAACAAAAAGCTGATCAAGCTCAAGCAGAGGCAGCAAGTGTTGCTCAAGCTGAGGCTCAAGGGCAAGCTCAAATACAAATAGAAGAGGCTAAAGCACAAGCGGAACAAGTTAAAACAGAATCTAAAATTCAATATAGACAAGCAGATATCGAGTTTGAAATTAAAAAATTAGAAGTTGAAGCTTTAACAAAAAAAGAGCTTATGCAATTTGAATTTGAATTAAATAAACAATTGAAAGAGATGGAATTACAAGCCCAAAAAGAATTAGCATCTCAACAAAATGAAGCAGATATTGAAGCAGCTGAAGTTAAAGGGGCTACTAAAAGCTTAGCGGGTCCTCCCACTAGCGGAAAGCCTATGAAATCATTTGAATCAAAAGGAAATGATGTATTAGGTGGTTTTGATCTTTCAAGATTTGAACCTAAATAATTATTATTTAAACTATTTTATTATATACAATTATGGAAGAAGAAAAAATAGAAGTAAAGGATATCGGAGAAATAAATCCTGATATTGACACTCCCCAAGAAAAAGAAGCTGCAGTAATTAATGATGCAGTTGATAAAGGCGAAGTAGCTGAGGAGTTTAAAATAAAAGAAGAAGATGGGGTGTACAAGGTTAATCTTGATAAACCTCCATCTCAAGCTAAAGAAAAAGAAGTTAAATCTAAAGAAGAATCTAAGTCTAATAAAGATGCCATACAAGGGGAAACAACTGATAGCGTGCAAGATACAGGAGAAAAAGGATCTGAAAGCAGGGAGAAAACCGAAGTGGCATTGCGGGACGAATCCAATAAGGAAGAAAAAACCCCTGAAAACAAGGAAGAAATATTAGAAAAAACTAAAGATAGCACTTCGGATTCACCATTAGAATTAATTACTGATGATGAAGAATCTACTAAAAAAGTAGAAAAAGTTGCAGAAACTCCTGCAGCAGAAATACAAGAAAATATACAGGAAGAACCCAAACAAGTACTTCCTGAAAATGTAGATAAACTAGTAAAGTTTATGGAAGACACAGGTGGATCTGTTGAAGATTATGTTAATCTTAATAAAGATCTATCTAAAATGGATAATACTACTTTACTTAGAGAATACTACAGAACAACAAAACCTCATCTAGATACAGATGATGTAGATTTTTTATTTACTAAAAACTTTGCCTACGATGAGGAGGCGGATGATCCGTCAGAGATAAAAGCTAAACAATTAGCTTTTAAAGAAGAACTTTTTAATGCCCAAAACTATTTTAATAAAGCAAAAGAACAATATTATGCTGATCTTAAGTTAAGAAAAAGCCAAGATATTGATCCAGAGTATATTAAAGCAATGGAATATTATAAAGTTTTTCAAGAGCAACAAGGAGAAACTGAAAATTTAAAAAAAACGTTTAAAGAAAAAACTAATCAAGTTTTCAATGATGATTTCAAAGGTTTTGATTTTAAGGTCGGAGAAAATAAATATAGAGTTAAAGTAGACGATTCAAAAAAAATAAAAGAATTCCAATCAGATCTCTCAAATTTTGTAAACCAATTTTTAGACAAAGGAGGTGCTGTTAATGATGCTAGAGGGTATCATAAGGCTATCTATACTGCACAAAATGCAGATAAAATTGCTAATCACTTTTACGAGCAAGGCCGTGCCGATGCTATCCGTGATGCTGCTAAAAAGTCTAAAAATATTAATATGGATCCACGACAAGATGCTTCATCTATTGTAACATCAGGTGGAGAGAAAATTAGAGTTGTATCTGGAACGTCTTCAGACAAGTTGCGAATTAAATGGAAATAAATTATTAATACTTAAAATCAAAACAATATGGCTTTTACATCGGGCGTGCCAGCTGCTTTACAACCATCGCAGACTAAGGCATTATACGCCGGAAATTATATTGACTTTACAGCCGCAGGCTTTAGTCAATGGACGCAACAATTCTTACCAGATGTATACGAAAAAGAAGTTGAAAGATATGGAAACAGATCTATCGGTTC